CCAACAAGATCACCACCGCCTCCATCGAGACCATCCTCGCCGACCAAGGCACGCACGCCAAGGTCATCAAGATTGCTGCCTCCGCCGCCATGTCCGCCCTCCGCGCCCGGAGCCCGACGCACATGGCCGTGGTCTGCCCCATGGCGGTGAGCATGACGCGCTACCAACACGGCAACTACGACCCGGACGCCAAGCCCGTGCTCGTGCCGTTCTGCAACCCCGTCGTCCCCGGAGCCCCCGTTCCCGACAAGACGCGTGGCAACGAGGACTTCGGCATCAACCAGCGCATCCTCAAGCCCCAGCACCAGGTGCCCCTCACCCCCTACCTCCTCTCGTGCATGTCGGACTTCACCCTCGAGCTGGCCGGCGACGACTACCACTCCCTCCACCCCGTCGACAACACCGAGGTCTTCGAGAACCAAACCCGAGCGTCACAGCAGCGTATTCTACACGTCGCGGACTCTTTGGTGCGGTCCAAGGCCAAGGCGAGCTCGTTCATGAAGGCCGAGACCGGGACCACCCCGAGGCTGATCACCACCGCCGACCCCAAGACGAAGCTGGACTACTCCATGGTCACCATGTCCATCTCCAACATCGTCAAACGGCAGCCGTGGTATGGCTTCAGCCGGTCCCCGCGTGAGGTCGCCGAGCGCGTTGCCGCGATCTGCACCAACTCCGACTTCGTCCAGCTGACCGACCACACCACGTTCGACGGCAACCAGAACAACACCACGCGTCAGCTCGAGCGTATCCTGCTCCTCACCCTCTTCGCCCCCGAGCACCACACCACCATCCTCCGCCTCCACACCGACACGCTCGGGCTCCGTGCCCACGGCGCGTTCGGCTCGGCCTACGACACGTGGTGTGTCCGCAACAGCGGCGTGCCCGACACCTCCCTCTTCAACAGCGTCGTCAACTTCTTCATGGTGTACGTGGCCTGGCGCGCCACCAAGCGGCCGGACGGCAAGTGGTACGACCACGCCCAGGCGTGGGCCCTGGCGTCCGCGAAAACCGTCGTCGGTGGTGACGACGGACTCAGCGCCGACCTGCCCACGGACAGCCTGCGCAAGGCCGCCAAGCTCATGGGACTGATCCTCAAGATCGACACCATGCCGCGGGGGACGTCACCCGTGATGTTCCTCAGCCGCCAGTACTCGCCTGGCGTCTGGTACGGCGAACCAGACAGCATGGCCGACGTCCTTCGCGCCCTGAGCAAGTTCCATCTCGCGACCCCATCCTCCCTCACCACCAACGCGCAGAAGGCGCTGGGCCGCGCCTACGGCTACCTCGCCACCGACCCCAACACGCCGATCATGCGGGAGCTGGCCAACGCCATCACAACAACCTTCGCCGGTAATACCACCACCCCCGAACCCGGGAGCTTCCTCGGCCACTACTGGTCAGAGCAGTTTCCGAACGACTTGTACCCCAACAAACCCGGCGACTGGATGGACGACTTCATCCACCTGCAGATGCCCGACATAGACATGGTCGCGCTGAACGAGCACCTCACGGCCCACACCGGCAACACCGACCGCGTCCTAGAGTTCCCTATCATCTTCGAGAAGATGACGAAGGCTAACATCGAGACGTGCGTGCGGAACGGTGAGTGGGCGTGTCTTGACTACTACAGCCCCCTCGTCCCCAACGTGTTGAACATCGGCACGACGTGCAACCGAATGCTGTCTGAGAACGGCACCGTCACCCTTGAACGGACGACCCCCTCCGGAGTGAGACCGGACGAGTCGACGGACTGCACGACCACACGATTCCCGGCCCGCGGCAACATCACCACGGACCCGTTCGCGAAGAAAGAGAAGAAACCCAAGAAGAGCGCCCCGACTGCGCGCTCAGGGATCCTGCACACCCCGAAGGTGCAGGAAACTGCTCGAGTAAACGTGAGCGGGCCGCATGCGAGACACAGCCCCACAACGAGCCCGGATGACTACGAGGAGTCCACCCCCGCCATCTCCACTACCCAAACCGGCACGCGAACCGGTAAACCAAAATCGCCCCGACGCCAGAAGCGCGGCACGCCCAAGTCGGCGGGCCCGGCCGGCCGTGGACCAGCTAACGCTGGTCCCGGCTAGCCCAGCTGAAGGCAGTGATG